TACACGACGAACGGCACAGCGGTCTCCTGCTCTGCAATCTCTGGAAAGATGTTAGTGCCTACAATGTCAGTGACGCCGCTGTTGGCGCTCAGAATTCCGTATACTGCCTTTCCTGCGTTCATTTCTTTCGTGTTGCGTTTGCCTTTCGTTCTATCTCTTTTGCGTACTGCTTCTTCATACGCTCCAATGCTTTGGGTGCAGCTGAAATGATTGACTTGTAAAAAACGTCCTTGTTTTTCGTGCTGTTTCCAAATTGCTGGTCCCCGCCCTCTACAATGGCTGCGAACCAACCGTCATTCCTTGGTGCCGCCTTACGTCCAGCCTTTGGCCCTACCCAATAGGCGTTCTGATTTTTGCTAATGAGCCACACCTTTACCGATCGCCGCAAAGTACCTACAGGCACGTCGTATCTGTACGGCTTGCCGTATGTCTTACTGCGTGTTGTGTGACCGCGCCGCACACGAATGACCTCATCAGCATCACGGATATTGCTGACCATCTCCTTCTTGACCACGTTGCCTGACACGCGGTGAATGCGTCGCTGGATTTTTCGCTCTTTAATATGCTTAGAAATCTCTTTAAGCTGTTTCTCAAGCGGCGCGGTGTGCGCAAATACTGTTCGTTTTGCTGGCATTACGTTCCTGTAATTTGACAAAGCAGCACGAGCTGGTCCTGTCGGCCAACCTCCTCAATGCCTTGGATGTTGTAATACTTCGAATTGTACAGCACGCGGTCGTCAGCCTTGATACCTCGACTGTCGCTGCTGCTGCGAACCTTAAACCGCACGCGCTGAATCGGCATGTCTTGGTTCGTGCTGATTCGCTCGGTCATACCTTCGCCCGTCTTCATCAGCTCGGCCCATACGGTCAGCAAGGTGCTCCACGTCTGCACCCGCTCGCCGTATGCGTTCGTGCTGGTGGTGTATCGTTCCACCGTTATGCGTCGGTCGCTCTTGCCTATTCTCATCGGTCAGAAATTACGCGGTAAGGATTGAGCAAGCTGTGAATCAAGTTAGGCACTTCTGCTGTGCTTGTACCCACTACGACAATGTTGCGGTTCTCATAGTAGTGCGCCACCAGCAGCTTGACTGCGTGAATCAAACCGTCAGGCACCTCGGCCTCAAGGTATCCCAATTCCATCGTCACCTGCACGCCGTTGCTGGTATCTGGATGTACAGTCGGCGGTGAAATGGTCGTGATGCGTGCGGGCTTTCGCTTAAGGTCGGTATAGTAGTTGTCCGTGCTTAAGGTCAGCGTCGTGCTCGGCGTGTTGTTGTAGACAATGCTTGTGATGCTGCGCACAGGCCCCACAGGAATTTCCCACGTACCACGGAACTCGTCGAGATACATGACCGCCGTGACGTCGCCTAGCTGTACGTTGCAATAATTCTGCACGTACTCAATGGCCGCACTGCGTAGCGCCTCAATCAGCGTGTCTTCGTCGCTGTGGTCTACGCGCAAAAATGTCTTGAGGTCGGCGGTGCTGACGATGCTGGCCTCGGCAGCTGCGCCAGTAATCTCTAAAGTGTAGTACATGGGTGCAAGATAAAAAAAAGGCCCCGCATGGTTGCGAGGCCTTTCTCATTCAATCAATTTAACCTTAAGCGTCAGCGCCCAAGATAGTATCCTGCGCGAATACCATAGCACCGAGTGAACCAGCGCGTCGAACTTTCGCGTCAAAGAAAGTATCTACAACAATCTTGACAGTTCCAGCTGAGATGCCTGAGAATGGATCAACAGTTACGTCGAGGCCGCCCCAGTTAGCGTAGAACAAGTCAGTCCAGTCACCGTAATACAAGAAGCGCAAAGCTGAACCGTTTGCACCAAACGCTACGTCTTCTGCGTTGCTCAAGAATTCAGAAGCGTACACAGCAGTGGCGTCGATAGAAGGAACGGAACCGCTTGACAGTACGTTGTAGCCAAACATGTTGCCGTTCTCAACCAAAGCGCTAACGCTTGACACGTTAGCGAGGCCCATCAAGTAAGCCAAGTCACTTGGGTGAGCTACGAACTGCGTATTGTTCTCTGCACCGTTTGCAGTGATTGTGCTCCACAAGTCGCGAACATTGTCAGCAGTCAATGCTGGAATGTCGTTGTCGCCCGTTTCAATACGGCCTACAACAGTACCAGTTTGACCAGCCAAAGCAGTAGCGCCACCAACACCGTGGATGCTGTTCAAAGCAATTTTGTCCTGTACGTTGGCAATTGATCGGCCAAAGTCAGCAGCGATGACTGCAGACATGTTGCCGTTCGTTTGGTTGATAGCCTCCTTGGTCACGATCATCTGCTGTGCGATGCGAGCAGGCGACAATGTCTGTGAACCCATTGACCCAGTGTTGCCAGTTACAGATGCTGCTTCCAATGGCTCCTCTGCTGCGTCAGTTGGCAGTGATGGCATCTTGATGTCACCAACAAAGCCGTTGAGCTGAGTGGCTCCAGTAGCTGCCAAGATTGAGTTAGAACGCAAAGCGCCAACCAATGCAGTTACCTCAGTGGCTACAGTTGTGACACCGTCATCAACTGAACCGCCTGCAGTTGTGCCGTATACGTTACGAGCTTCAATCAACATTGACTGTGGGATGCTGAAGTCACCGCGCAAGCCGAGGCCCAAAGCGCTGGCTTCCTTGCGTGCTTCCTGCATTACCTCCTTTTCGAGGCCAGTAACACCGCCTTGTGCAGCTTCGCGCAAAGCCTTACCGAAGTCAAACTTGGCGTTTGCCTTGATTGCCTCCTTGTCGCTTCGTACAACGGCATCCTGTGCAACGGCACGAGCCTTAAGGCGCTGTTCGTTTTTTGACAAAGCGTCGCGCTGCTGTTCAGCGGCTTCGAGCTTCGCGTGAATGTCTTGCGTCTCTTCCAATTCCTCAGAAGTCAACGCGCGCTCCTCGGTTTCTGCGAGGGCGTTGATGTTCGCCAACTTGTCCTCAAGCTGAGAGACGTAGCGGGCCGCATCATTTGAGTTGCGAAAATTCATAATCTTAAATTGTTTTGCGGTCTTCTCCGCTGTTTGCTCAAAGGTACGCACTTCCTGCTTTTCAGGTTGCGCCTCTGAAATCGTTTGAGTTTCTTCTACTGGCTCAGGCTTGACCTCGGCCATCTGCCGCGCCGCCACCGTCGTCGTTGGGTACGCTGGGTAGGTGACTGGCGACACGTCGAGCAGGCGCGCCATCTTGGTCACGGTGCGTGTGCTGCGGTCCTCGCTCCACTCCTGTTCAGCGATCGTGAATGCAAAGCTAGACTGCGTGATGTCGCCGCGCTTGATCAGCTTGTACAGGTCGCGACCGTCTTGCGTGTCGGCCAAAGCTGCACGGTACTTGAGGCCCGTGTCGTCAATGCTCAACTCTAGCGTGCCGTTCGTGGTGCGTGCCATCGGTGCGCCTTCGTGATTCAGCAGCAGCCGCACGTCGTCTTCCATCACGTCGTCAAAGGCGCCGCGTGCAATTTCTTCCTTAAAATATCCGAGGTCCGTGCGCTGCTCAAAGTTTGCAGCATAGCCCTCGATCACCAGCGAGTCGTCGCCAGCGGCTCGCACCTCGGCGGTCCGTAGCTCTACGTTCTCGCCGTATTTGTTGCGCAGCTCTTGAACGTGCGCGTTTTCTTTATTCTCCATTACTGCTGAGTTTAGTACTGTACTCGTCGAGCTTGTCCAGCGCGATCTGGTTGACTTGGACCATGTGAGCGTCGCCACCTTGGACGCTGTTCATGTCCTCCGTGCGTCGTGCCTCGTTTATGCTCATGATGCCCGCCTTGACCAACGTGTCGTAATACTGGGCGCGGCTGACGCTGTCGCCTCGCAAAAGGTCTGCAAGGTCAAAGCGTGTGAAGTGCGTCAAGCGCTCGTCAGGTGCGATCAGCTTGCAATTCATTTCCTGCTCTATCTGCCGAGTCCATGGCACGATCGTGTACTTGGCAAACTGGATGGCCTGCTGCTCCGTGTTGCTGTACGTCACGTTCGACTGCACACCCACAAGGCTCGGCGGTACACCAAAAATTCGGCATATCTCCTGATTCAAAAAGTCGCGCTGTTCGGTCAAGCTTGCGTTCTCTGGATCAACAGCAATGCGGTCATACCTAAAACCGAAGGGTAGCAGTTTGGTGCCCAGCTGGTCGCCGCTGTTGTTCCAGCTGTCTTTGATGATGTCGATTTGCTCCTTTTTAAGTGGCTCATTGCTTGACAGTATTCCCGTCATATTGCCTGAGCTACCAAAAAACTCCGCAGCAAAGTCCTGCGCCGCCTTCGCAAGGCCAAGCATCTCACGGTGTAATTCGATTGGACTCTGGCCGTACAGGTTGCAGACGCGCAACATGTCGGCGTGCATGTACACGCCACGGTCCTTAACCTCGTACATCACCTCACCGTCGACCATCTTTTCCTTTACGGATTTTGGGTTGACGATGCAAAGCTCGTACGGGTCGCCATTCGGCAGGCGCTTGATGATGGCGTACGCCTTGCCGTAGATCAGGATGTTGGCGACGTAGGTCTGCCAAAAGTCGTAAGCTGTATAGCCTTCCTCTGCCTCTACGCTGATGAGGTCTTGGATGGTGTGACCGACGCTTACCTGCACTCCGTTTTCGGTGCGGCGCATGACGTCGAGGTGCAGCTGCGCAATCGTGCTGCTGATGCGTTGGACGCAAGCGTAAACTGTAGACAAGCCCATGGCTGACTCGGTGTCCACGTAGGCGCCCGCCCGCGTGCTGATGCCTCGCAAATGTGACGCAAAAGAATGGTGACCTGTGTACGCTACTTGGTACCCGTCACGCTGGAAAATTCGTTGAAACCAGTTAGCCATTGGCCGCAAGTTACGAAAGGTTGAT